TTATTTACTCGACTTTTATATTACGGCTTGGCACATCTCAACCTTTCCCAGCATGAAGTGTGGCTGACGCCGTTTGGTTTACTCCTTGACTTGTGGGAATGTCACAAGCAATACAACGGTGTCGCCAAACCCAAGCGAGAGCGTTTTATTGACGATATTATCCCCGATGGAATTTAAGGAGGTGGTGATGTGGCGGATAACTTCGGCATGAGAATCGGTCTTGAAGGTGAGAAAGATTTCAAGAAAGCCTTGGCCGATATTAACCAGTCCTTCAAAGTCCTCGGTTCGGAGATGAAGGTAGTCGAGTCGCAGTTCGGTAAGAATGATAATTCTGTCGAAGCACTCACTGCCCGTAATCAGATGCTCAACAAGGAGATCGAGGCACAGAAGGCAAAAATCGAAACTCTTCGTTCTGCCCTTGAAAACGCATCATCTTCCTTCGGTGAAAACGACAAGCGAACCCAAGCTTGGCAGATCCAATTAAACAATGCAACAGCGGCTCTAAATAATATGGAGCGTGAGCTTGATGCAAACAATAAAGCACTTGACGATGCAGAAAACGGCTTCGAGGACGCTGAAAAAGATGCCGAAAAATTCGGTGATGCAGTCGAAGATGCCGGAGAACAAAGTGATGACGCAAGCGGAAAATTCAGCGGTTTAGGTACGGCTTGTAAGGCAGCCGCCGCAACGATGGCAGCCGCCTTCGCTGCAGTATCTGCCGCCGCCATTGCCGGTGCAAAAGCACTTGTGGATATGTCAAAGGCAGGTGCCGCCTATGCGGATGGTGTTATTACAACGTCTTCGCAGACAGGCATCGCAACTGACAAACTGCAAGAGTATATGTATGCCGCCGAACTGGTGGATGTTTCTACCGAAACGCTCACGAAGTCGATGGCAAAGCAAATCAAGAGTATGAAGGCCGTGCAAGACGGCACGAAACTCTCGGTTGAAGCCTACGACAAATTGGGCGTATCGGTTACCAATGCCGATGGCTCTCTTCGTGACTCCGATACTGTGTATTGGGAGGTCATTGATGCTCTCGGCAAAATCGAAAATGAAACCGAGCGAGATGCCCTTGCAATGCAAATCCTCGGCAAGTCCGCCCAGGAACTAAACCCTCTCATTGAGCAGGGTGCGGAACGAATGAATGAGCTTGGCGAGCAAGCACAAGCGGCGGGTTATGTTATGAGTGACGATATGCTTAACGCATACGGCGCTTTAGATGACCAACTCCAATACCTCAACGTTGGTGCAACTGCCGCAAAGAACGCGCTCGGCACAGTTCTTCTTCCGGTACTAACTGACCTTGCTACGGAGGGCAATGCGCTTCTTGGCGAGTTCACCAACGGCATTCTTGATGCCAACGGTGATATCAGCAAGATGAGTGACGTCATCGGTGAGATATTGCCGAAGGTGCTGGATATGATTATGGAGTTCATTCCCGAACTCCTTGAGATTGCCGGAGAGATTGTTGGCTCTCTTGCAGAGGCACTTATCGAAAACCTACCGACAATCATCGACACGGCATCGCAAATCATTTTTTCTTTATTACAAGGACTAATCGAGGCATTGCCACAGATTGCTGAAGGCGCGTTACAGCTTGTAATGGCTCTTGTCAATGGCATCCTGGAAAACCTACCGATGCTCATCGACACGGCTCTCCAAGCGGTCGTAACCTTGGCTACGGGTATAGCGGCGGCTCTGCCGACCCTTATTCCTACAATCATCCAGGTAATCATTCAAATCGTAACGACCTTGATTGAGAACCTACCGATGATTTTGGATGCGGCTTTACAGCTCATTATGGGACTTGCCCAGGGTATCCTGGATGCACTTCCCGTGCTGATTGCGGCACTCCCTGAAATCATTATGGGCATCATCAATTTCCTCTTGGACGCTATCCCTCAAATCATCCAAACGGGTATCACCTTAATCACAAGCCTTGTGGCGGCACTGCCCGAAATTATAACGGCTATCGTGGAGGCTATTCCGCAGATTATTGAGGGTATCATTACGGCGGTTCTTGGTGCCATTCCGATGATTATCCAGGCAGGTATCGACTTGCTTGTTACACTGATTAAAGCCTTACCGCAGATTATAACCACCATCGTAAATGCTATCCCTGACATCATCACAGGCATTATCAATGCGGTGCTGAATAACATTCCTTTGATTATCCAAGCGGGTATTGATTTACTTACTTCGCTGATCACAAACCTACCGACCATTATCATTGAGATTGTAAAAGCCATTCCGCAGATTATCACGGGCATTGTTAGCGCCTTGGGTAAAGGTGTATCGCAGATGGCTGATGTTGGTAAGAACCTCGTCAAGGGTCTGTGGGAAGGTATCCAGGGACTTGCATCCTGGCTTTGGGATAAGGTCAGCGGATGGATTTCCGGCATTTGGGACGGTATCTGCGACTTCTTCGGCATCGCATCTCCCTCTAAAGAGATGGGATGGATCGGTGAAATGCTCGTGGATGGTCTTGCCGGTTCTATCGGCACTCACGGCAAAGAGGCTGTGAAAGCAGCCGAAGGCATGAGTTCCGATATTACCGATGTAATGCACGGTCTTGCCGAGGATATGGAAACCGCACTGCCCACTGATTTCAACATCAACGGCAATGTTAACGGTGCTGTTTCTTCTGTGGCTGAAAAGTCTGCTGCACAAAGCGGCTTCTCAATTGTCCTCAACATCGCAAACTTTAACAATTATTCAAACGAAGATATCCAGCAGCTCACAAACGAAGTGCTTGTTACTGCCGGACAATTCGCAAAACGGAAAGGAGTGGTATTTGCGTGAATTATTTCGTTTATAAAGGTATCCGCTCCTGTGATATGGGCATCCGTATCGAAAGCAAGGATGTCTTTTCCGCCCCGGAATATGAGGTGGACTTTCTCTCCATTCCCGGCAGAGATGGTGACCTCATATCCGGCAACGGAAGGTTTCCCAATGTGCAGATAACCTATTCGGTATTTATTCCGGCAAAGACCATCTCGGAGCTTTCCGCAAAAATTACGGCTGTGAAGAGTTGGCTTTATTCGGGATTAAACTCCTATCACGAACTTACCGACACATACGACACAGAATTCTCCCGCAAAGCTGTCTATGCCGGAAAGTTGGATATTGAGGATGAGTTGAACCGCATAGGCATCTTCACCATCAGCTTTTCCTGCCATCCGTTCCGTTACTCTCTTGAGGGACAGAAAGGTGTAATGCTGTTAAACGGTCATAAGGTGTCAAACCCCTATCCTTTTGTCAGCAAGCCCCTTATTACTCTTGCGGGTAGTGGAAAAGGCACCCTAACAATCCAATCCCTCGACTCTAATGCAACCTGGACATTCGATGATACGAACGGGTTGATTATGGATACCGAGCAGATGAATTGTTATCGTGGAGCAGAATCAATGAACGACACCGTTTCGGGAGATGGTTTCCCGCTGTTGCATCCGGGGGATAACATCTTCACCTTCACGGGGGGAATTACAGTGGTAGCCGTTCAACCGAGGTGGTGTTCCATATGATTCCTGTTCTTTACAAAGCGAATGCCACCAACTTTACCACGTTCGGTATCGGTGTTCTAAAGGATTGTACCTCTTGTGAGGTAACCGAAGAACGCAACGGTGCCTTTGAATGTGTTCTTAAATATCCCATCACGGGTGCAATGTATAAGGAACTCGCAACGGAACGCCTGGTTAAAGCTAAACCCAATGACACGGCTGATGACCAGGTGTTCCGCATTTACCGCATTTCTACGCCTATCAACGGAGAGGTTACGGTCTATGCACAGCATATTTCTTACGACCTTTCCAATGTGGCGGCTTTGCAATGGTCGGCAGAATCTATTTCACCGAGCCTTGCTATGGATCGAGTTTTCTCGAACACGGCAACCCCTCACAACTTCACATTTCACACCGACTACTCGTCGGCAAAGCCGTTCTCGGTATCAAAACCGCAGAGTGTTCGTGCTTGCCTTGGTGGTGTGGCAGGTTCATTTCTCGATTTGTGGGGTGGTGAATTTGAGTGGGATAACTTCAAAGTAATACACCATCAAGGTCGAGGAACGAAAACGGGTGTGGTCATTGAGTACGGCAAGAACCTCACGGATCTTGAACACGATAGCGAAAACACCGATGTTTACACCGACCTTTTGCCGTATGCGGTTATTACTGCCGAAGACGGCACCGAAACGGCAGTAACCTTGCCGGAGGTGCTTCTTCCTATTACGGATACAACACTGGTTCAAAGGAAGACTCTTATTCGTGATTTCACCGAGTATTTTGACGATGAGAACCCGGTAACTGAGGAAGGCTTACGAGCATACGCAAACAACTATCTCAAAAACAATCCTCTCGGTACGTCTGTTCCAACGTTGACCGTAGCCTTTGAACCTTTGTGGAAACAACCCGATTATGCTGCCACATTGGAGCGTGTATCCTTGTGTGACACCGTTACAATTCGCCACAGTGTTCTTGGTATTACTGCAAAGGCAAAGGTGATCACAACCGAATATGACACCCTTGCAGAAAAGTACATCTCCATAACGCTCGGTTCTGCGAAGGCAAACTTACTGGATAACGTTTCAGCGGCTGAATCTGCTGCGGAGGAAGCTTCGGCAAAAATCGACAGATTTCCCGTGCTTATGAACTCCGCAATCAAGAATGCCACGGGACTTATAACAGGACAATCCGGTGGCTATGTGGTTATTAACACCGCAAGTGAAAACGGCCACCCATATGAACTGCTTATTTTGGATGCACCTTCTATCGAGGAGTCGGTCAATGTATGGCGATGGAATGTCGGTGGTCTTGGCTTTTCAAGCAACGGCTACAACGGTCCCTACGAAACGGCAATTACCGCTGATGGTCAAATCGTAGCCGATTTCATTACTTCCGGCACATTGGTGGCAAACATCATCAAAGCCGGAGTTCTCCAATCTCAAGATGGCTCCTCCTATTGGGACTTGGAAACGGGTGAAGTTGTCCTTCGTGCGTATGCGACAACGGATTCCGTGGATAAGGTCGGTGACCGAGTAACCGAAATCGAAAATCAAAAGATGTACCGCTTGGTGATTTCCTCTTCCAACGGAAACATCTTCAAAAACGGCATTATTAACACAACCCTTTATGCCACAGTTTTTTCTTGGGACGAAAATGTCACGGATACGCTTGATGAAAATCAGTTTATTTGGACACGAGTCTCCGAGGATATCGAAGCAGACAAGCTGTGGAATGATGCACACTTCGGTGGAACGAAATCCATCGAAATCACCTCCGATGATGTCAAGGTAAGGGCAACCTTCTTCTGCGACCTCATCGACACCACTACAAGAAATAGCCTATTAGGCTAAAGAAAAGGAGTTTTTTCTATGAGTAAAGCACAAGGTCAGTTTACAATTATTGACTACAATGACGCCTTAACCTTAACGGGTTATATCGGCTCAAACCACGTGAAGTCGCAGATGTATAACCCAGACAATGCGACCTACACCCCGGACTGGTCAAAGAACAACCTGGTTTTGACCCCCAGCCTTTATGTTATCGGCACAACTACCGACCAAATCACATCCTCGGCGGTTACATCGGTTAAATGGTATGTCGGCACATCTACCACAGCCATTACCTCTTCTGGCAACTTTGCCTTAAGCGGTGCCAAGAGCCACATTTTGACCGTTAAGGCAAACACTATGGCTGGTCTGCCCGGTGTGGATTACCGCTGCGTAATCACCTACAAGGATGCATCCACGGGTCTTTCCATTACCCATCCGCTGACAATTTCCTTTAGCAGAGTTGTCAACGGCGGTGGTATCGTTGACCTGCTCGTAACAACCCCCAGCGGTAACGTCTTTAAGAATACCGAAGTCTCAACTCTTACCGCCAAGGCAGAGCTGTGGCGCGGTTCTACTGTGGATACCACAAACGTTACCTACAAGTGGGCAATTATGGACAGCGCCGTAACCGCTACCACTTCTTCCGGCTACGATGCCTCTTTTGGCATCGGTTGGAGAAAGCTCTCCGATACCACGGGCAAATATACCGGCACCACCACGGCAACTCTTACTGTGTATGCGGCTGCCGTTGACAGCTATGCGGTATTCCGCTGCGTGGCAACCGACTCGGATTCCACTTCCAACACCTACAACAGCACCTTTACTGATGTTGCGACCTTTATTGACAACTCCGATCCGATCCAGGTCATTGTTACCTCCACGGGCGGTGATGTTTTCAAGAACGGCCAAGGTTCTACGGTGCTTACCGCAGTTGTTTACCAGGCGGGTGCGGAAATCGATGCCGAGGGCAAAGGAACCTATACTTGGACGAAGTATAACAAAGACGGTGCTATCGATACCACTTGGGGTACTTCCGGCTCAAAGACCGGCAAAACTCTGTCGGTTTCCACTTCCGATGTTTCCACAAAAGCAACCTTTATGGTGGTTGTAACGCTGTAAGGAGGGATTTCTATGACGGCTGTCGCACAGTACACCATCATTCATATTAACGATGTTGTTGCGTCCGATATGCCGCCGGAGAACCCTTACGAAGGTCAGTTGTGGGTTAACACCGCTACAACCCCTCCCGAAACGATGGTGTGGGACGGACAAGGCTGGGTCGTGCAGAACAATTTGGACGACCTACGAGAAACCGTGTCCACCCACACCACCAAATTCGGTGAGTTTCAAAACAGCGTTGATGGTCTTAACTCCTATGTAGGTACGCTTACAGAAACCGTTGAAACCTTGGAGGATGACCTTGGGAACGAACAATCCAAGGTGCTTGAAATGCAGAGCAAGGTTTCTGAGCTTGAGCATTCAGTTGACGGCTTGTCCATTACGATGCAGGAGCAGTTTGCGGGAGGTATCAATTACATCCATAACTCTTCGGGTCTTAACGGCATAACCGATGATTGGACTACCTCCGGTACAGTTTCCACCGACAACAGTACCGATGTTCAAAATAATACCACCGCTAACTCTTGCTTTGTTTTGAGTGATACTTCGACTCTTAAGCAGGTCATAACGGGTGTGGTAACAGGAACTTCCTATGCAATTTCGCTCCGTGCCAAGAAAACGGCTTCGGGTTATAGCTCGTATTTCTATATCAAATACAACGGCTCGAAAATAAAGTACCTTTTCAGCACAACCTCCACCTTCGATTGGACGGAATATTCGGCTGTTATCGGTGATGTGCAGGACGGTACAATTACCATTTACGCATATAACCGACTTGCGAGTTTGTATATTGCCGATATCATCCTTGCGGAAGGTACTACTGTTCACAAGTGGACTCCCGCTCCAAATGAGATTTATACCACCGAGGTTAAAATCGACCGGCGTGGTATTGAGGTTTCCAATGCAGACTCCGCACAGAGGACGGTTATCAACAACACCGAGTTCTCCGGCTACTACAACGAGGAGAAGATTTTTACCCTTAATAAGGACGAAACCATAACAAAGAAAACCACGGTTGATGGTGAGTTAACCGTCGGCAAAACCAAGTTCGTGCCTATGCCGACTGCTTCGGAAGGTTTGAACATTGTAATTCTCGACTAAGGAGGTACAGCTTTATGGCATTAAGCGGTTCTTTTCACAAATATCCCGTAAACAACTTCGGTCTGTACTGCACCTGGTCAGCAACCCAAAGTGTAACGGGCAACTACAGCGATGTAACCCTCAAGGTTTATTTGAAGTATTACACCATCTCGGTTGGCTCTCGTTCTGATTCTACTGTTTCTATCAATGGCGTTTCCGAGACATACACTACTCCTGCTATTAGTGATGACGTAGCAGGTTATGACACCACCTTGCTCAAAACCTATACTGTCCGTGTCAATCACAACAGTAATGGCACAAAAACAGGTGTAGCTCTGTCGGCATCCTGGAGATTCAGCGGTACTTACAGCGGAACTTCCATCGGTACAATCACGGCCTCCACCACGATTGACCTTGATAGCATTGACCGAACCGCACCGACAGTTTCTTGCTCGATATCCGATATTACGGCAAGCGGGCTAAAGATTTCTGCCACATCCTCTGCAACCGCAGATATTTGGCAGTACAGCACCAATGGTGGAACGAACTACACGCAGTTCTCGACCACCGCAGGAACATCGGCAAGTAAGACCTTGACGGGACTTTCTCCAAATACCTCGTATTCCATTAAGGTTCGTGCAAGAAAGAAATCCAACCAGGTATACGGAGCATCAAGTGCTGTTTCGGCAAAAACCCTGGGTGGTTCGACCATCGGCAGCGTTTCTGCCTTAACAGCGGATGCCGCCACAGTAAACATCAGCATTAACACCACAGTTTACGATGCCTCATATACCCACAAGCTCCAAATCAAAAACGGCTCTACTGTTTATTTGGAGATAACGGGACTATCTTGGGCAAAAGGTACGGCGACACGAACCATTACGCTGACCGCTGCTCAAAGGACAACGCTACTCACAGCAATGGCATCAGTAAAATCCTTCACGGGCACTTTTGCTTTGCTGACATACAGCGGTTCGACCCAAATCGGTACAACAGCCACAAAGACCGCCACGGTACAAACGACCGAAACCAACTCCAAGCCTACGATGACGACTTTTACCTTTAAGGACAGCCGTTCTACCACTTCAACTGTAACGGGAAACGACCAATTATTTATCCAAACTTACTCGTATTTGTATATTACTCCAGGTACAGCCACGGCTAAAAACGGAGCTTCTATCGTTCAGTATGCCGCCACGTGCAATGGTGTAACTAAAACGAATACGGACGGCTCGGCAATAAACCTAAACGGAATAAGCAAGTCCGGCACACTTGACGTGGTTGTTACGGCAACCGACTCCCGTGGATATACTGTTAGCCAAACAAAGGAAATTACTGTTATTCCGTATGCAAAGCCGAAGGTATCCTCTATAACCTTGCGCCGTACCAACGATATCGAGGCTGAAATGCAGCTCATTTTTAACGGCACTATTTCTCCTATTACCGTTGATGGAACGCAGAAAAACAGCCTTAAATATGTGCAGTACCGCTACAAGCTGACAAGTGCATCAAGCTACGGATCGTATACGAGCATTCTTTCCTCGGTTTCGACAAGCGGAACATCGTTCTCGTTTTCTAATTTGGAACTGTGTAGCCTGGATGCAAACTCGTCTTATGACTTTCATGTCTACATTCGAGACCAGCTAAACACGCTGTCTTCCTTGAGCCTTTACTTTACAGTTCCGCAAGGTACACCCCTTATTGCTCTGCGAAAGAAAAAGGTAGGTATTAACACGCCCGCCCCGGAGGCGGCACTTCACGTGGTCGGTGATGCAAAGGTATCCGGCACAGTAACGGCTGGAACAGTAACGGCAACAACCCTCAATGGCTCTCTTGCACCCTCAAAGTTATCTTCTGCGGTTACTATTGCAAAGGGTGGTACGGGAGCAACAACGGCTGCGGCAGCTTGTACGAACCTTATAAGCGGACAGACCATCGCACCAAAGGTCATCAATGTTACGGGTGGTCAATATTGGGTTGATGATGTTTACGGAATTGACCTTAACAACTCTGATATTGTTGGCATCAATGCTCTTTATTTCCAGGATGCCGCCGATTCTCAAGGTGAGGGTATCAACTTTTATCGAAGTTCCACCACTTGGGATAGGCTTTATTCTTATTCCGGCACCTTGTATTATTCACCGAATATCGGCACCGATACGCATCCAGGCACTCGTTATACTGTCTATCACTCGGGTGGTGCGACCATTCCACTTTCAAAAGGTGGTACGGGTGCGACCACGGCTGCGGCAGCAAGAACAAATCTTGGGATTACTTGCACATCTCTTTACAGCGGAACACTGACCACAGGAAGCACTACATTCAATTACGGCAACTACAAAGCATATGCGATTATTGGGCAACCATCTTCATCATCCGCAAGAGTGTGTTTGTTCGT